GCCACAATAGTTGGCATGGCACTAAGGCCATATGGCGAATTAAAAAAATGGATGAACTGGCAGCCCTTGACGTTACCATTCGCAGATTGACGCAGGAAATGCCCCTAGAAGACCATTCAAGCCCCTTTTAAGCCGACTTCTAGCATGGGTGCTTGGGGTAGGTGCTTCAAACGGGCTAATAGGCTTAAATATGAGCTTTTTATAGACGTAAAAAAACCCGCTTTTTGTGGCGGGTTCTGGGTTTATCGTTTGCCTGACAGAATTCTAAGGATTAACGCAGCTATTGCATAGATCATTCCATTGCCTTTAAATCTTCCTCAATAACTGCCATTGCAGTGCAAACGTCATCCCAGATTGCGTCAAATTGCTCATCACCTTCAGGGATAAGATCAGACCGATAAGCCTCTAAAGCATCCCAAATAATTTCAAGTTGTTGTTTTATATCGTGCATTTTTAGCCCCTTAGAATTGACGGAAAACGATGCCATTGATCGAATCACCAACATAAGCCCCTTCACCCTCTAAGTGCTCGATTACTTGCTGTTTTTGGTAATCTTCATCCATTTCAGGGTCTAACTCAATAGAATAATCAGCAGCAATCGTTTCATAATCTGATTCTGCAAAATCGCAACATAATCCGATTACATCTAATTCAAAATCAGAATCAATATCTTCGAGATAATCATAAAGAACACGTAAACCCTGATATGAAAAATTATCGGGACGGATTTTCTGGAAATAATCGCAAAATTCTGAGAAATAAACTGTAGTTTTCATGTTAAAGCCTTTTGAATGTTGAAAACCTGCGAATTGCAGGCCACAAAACCCCCGTTAAGAGGCTTTGCAGTCTGAAATTAAGCGGTTTCAGTGGATTCTACGGGTTTCACTGAGGGCAAATAGCACCATTCAGGCACTTTGGCGGGTGCAAATTCACGGGTAGGCATGATAACCCCGATAAATGCGTCATCCATCTGAGGGAATGAGACAATAGAAGATTGACTACCCCGTTGCAAAACCATTGGAATTTGACGTTTTCCGTAGAGTTCCTCTGAAACATCCATAAAGCGGACAAGTAGATCAGGGTTAAATGTTGAGGGTTTTACATCCTCATCCTTGAAAACCATTGGAATAACTCGATCAGTATCGGGAAAACGTGCATCATGGGCAGAAAAACGGGTTGTCGATTGACTATCAATGCACTCTACTGCAAAGCCGTCAACGGAAAAACTGAGCCATTCGTCACCTTGCTTTTTTGTACCCTTGAGCTTTGCGAGTGCCTCAGTAGGCAAAACAACATTTTGCTTAATGTCTGATCTAATGCCATCGATAAGCAAACGGCCCATGATGTGCCCATCAGTTGCTTCGATATAAGTACCCCGATTGTCCCTGACTACGTTGATACCTTGCAAATAATAGCGAATATCTTTTTTAGCCGCTAAGTGCAACATTGCACGGATATCTTTGCGCTTGATAGAGAATTTCATGTTGAAGCCTTTTGAATTGAAATGATGCGACAGTGCATCGAATAAGCCCAGCCCGTGAGCTTACCCGCTAGATTGTCAGGTTTCAGGATATACCGCAACTGAGGTAAACCCGTAGTCCCATTGTGCGAGGTTTCCATCTTGCAAGGTATCAAAAGCCCTAATAATTGTGGCTTGAGTTGCGTACACTTGCAAACGGGCAAACGATAAAGCCTCAGTGATAGAACTAAAGGTTTTCTCTGAGTTGCCTTGAATGTGAACGATAATTTTCATATGAACCCCTTATTTAATCAAAACGTCAAAATAAGCCATGAGGCCAATACAGAGACACAATCCCAAGCCGATAGCCGTCAAGTAGTCTAAAAAAGTGTTTTTCATTGTGTAGCCTTTTTAACGTAATGATGCTGGAAAGTGAGCGATCACGCCCTGATCGATGTGAACGAGCTGGATTAGATTGTGCTTATTAAATGAGCGCATACGTTCGCTGAGTGACAGATAACGCTCGAAGTCCCTCAGTACCTTGCCCATTGTGCGGGCGCTGAAAAGTACACTTTGGTGAGTGCCTTCTGTCGCTGAATTGTGCCAACAAATAATTGAATAAGTGTTCATTTTGAAGCCTATCAAGTAACCCGTTCACGTTGAACGTATAGGGATAGTAACGACAAAAAAAGAAAAAACTATTAGGACAAACCCTAATAAAGTACAATTATTTTAATTTAATTATTCAAGGGATAGAAATGGCGGGTAGACCCTCAAGCCCTCAGACAAGGAATTTCCTCAGAAGATTGTCAGACCCTCAGAGAATGATACTGTTGGCGGCGGGAAATGGTGACTTGTCCAAAGGCTTCGAGAATGTATTAGACCTTTATCAGTACGCCCACAATGAGGGATATAGATCAGGCATGGAATTGAATTCCTTACAAATAGGTCGCGGAACAACAAACAGCCCCGATACAAGTAAACCAATAAGGGATGACATAAGGGAATCAATAGGGAATGAATAGGATAGAACACTGATAAACAAAAAGACAAGTACATCGAAAAAGGTGCATCAACCCCTTCTACACGTTATGCAAAAAACGCATAACCTTTAGCTAAGGGTAAACCCTAACCTGTAAGGATAGACAGTACTGTAAGGATAACCATGAGGGTAAACGATAGGTGGTGAGATGATGGGGGGGGAGGGGGTAGGTGGGGTTGGTAGATATTTGTGGTACACCCTATCCTTAGAAAAAGCCAAAATGAACTAATCCATTCCAAGGAGGAGAAAATGGAAAAAAGAGGACGAGGAAGACCCAAGGGAAGCGTCAAGATGACCATACAGAGGTTTGCTGACAATCCGCCCCTTGTACTACCTAAGACAGACCATCAACGTCTTAAGGAGCTTAAAGAGCTAATGATTAGGTCTGGGGGTAAGGATGTTGCTCAGAAGGTAATAGAGATAGCCCTTAATGATGAGCATCCTCATCAATTGGTAGCTTTGAAGATGTGTTTAGATAGGACTCTACCTGTTTCTTTGTTTGAAAAAGATAAGAGTCAAAGGAGTGCTGTGACGATTAACATTACAGGGTTAGGGCAAGAGCCTACAGTGATTGAGACTGATGAACCACAGGATGTAGAGGCTAAATATGGCTGATTTGAACTTTAGTCTACTTCCTTGGCAACAAGAGGTCTTTGCTGACAAAACAAGGTTTAAAGTAGTCGCTGCTGGGCGTAGGTGCGGTAAAAGTCGTATGGCGGCAGTTACCCTGTTGATAGAGGGTTTAAAGTGTCCACAAGGCTCTGCGGTTCTTTATGTTAGTCCTACTATGGGGCAATCGAGACAGATTATTTGGGACTTATTGCTAGACCTTGGCAGAGATGTTATTACGAACTCCCACGTAAACAACCTAGACATTACCCTGATAAACGGGGCTAGGATATACGTTAGGGGTGCGGATAGACCTGATACGCTACGTGGAGTCTCTTTAACTTACGCTGTACTAGACGAGGTAGCGGACATTAAACCAGAGGCTTGGGAACAGGTTATACGGGCTTCTCTGTCAGACAAGAAGGGTAGGGCCTTGTTCATCGGCACTCCAAAGGGTAGGAACTGGTTTCACGATACCTTTAAGCTAGGTGAGAGTGGAGATGATCCTGATTGGAAGAGTTGGCACTTTACCACTGCTGATAACCCTTTGATCGACCCATCTGAGATAGAAAGTGCTAAAAAGACCTTGAGTACCTTTGCTTTTAAACAAGAGTTCATGGCTTCCTTCTCTAATGCGGGGTCGGACGTTTTTAAAGAGGAATGGGTTAAGTTTTGTGAAAGACCTAATAAGGGGTCGTTCTATATCTCTGTTGACCTAGCGGGGTTCGAGGAAGTTGCCAAGCAAGCGGGTAACGCTAAGAAGAGACTAGATGAGTCCGCTATCTGCGTAGTGTATGTAACGGAGGATGGGAAGTGGTTTGTTGAAAAGATTATCCACGGGAGATGGGATATTAGAACGACTGCTGTGAACATCTTGATGGCTATTCGGGACTACAAGCCTTTGAGTATTGGGATTGAGAGGGGAGCACTAAAGAACGCTGTTTTGCCCTATTTGAGCGACTTAATGAGAAAAAGTAACATCTATGCCCATATTATTGATTTAACGCATGGAAATAGGAAAAAAGCAGATAGAATTATCTGGGCATT